AGAATGAAAGAACTAGCAATGGAAGAGCAGGAACGTAGTGTTCTTGCCCCATTGTTTGATGTAAACTTCTATGAGATAGAAGATGCAGATTATCATGACCATATCACGGCTCATAGAGAGATAACAGAAGAAATAGCAGAAGAGGTTGAAGAAGAGGAGTTTCTAAATGCTTTCGTAAGAGAGAATAGAGAAGCTTTAATTGTATTAGCCAAATCAATAACTTTAAAATTATAGGAAGTATGTGTGGAATTGTAGCTTATATCGGGAAAGATACACCGATTAATAAATTAATGTATCTAATGAACGACAACGATAGTCGTGGTGGTCACAGCTCTGGAGCTATCATCAATGGTAATGTATATAAATGTCTTGACGAGTCAGGTAATCTGTTAAGTATCATCAACGATACAACAACAAATAGCTTTCTTGGTCATACACGGTACAGTACACATGGTGAGATTACAGCTGATAACTCACATCCTTATATTTATGGTAAATATGCTGGAGTACACAATGGTGTATTAGGTAATCATAAAGAGAATCTAAAGGAGAATGATTTAGAAGTTACTGACGTAGATAGTAAGGCTATATATAGTATCCTTGAGAAGACTGACGATGTGAAAACATTAGGTAGTCACAATGGAACTATCAATGCTTTATGGGTTGACATGATAACAGGTAAACTTCATGTATACAAACGTAACAATCCTCTGTTTAAGTTAAGAACAGATGATGGTATTATATTCTCGTCTAAGAAAGAGGGTCTTACAGCTTTAGCTTCCAATAAGAAGGACGTTAAAGAAGTAGTACCAAACTTCTTGTTCATATATAACGAAGATGGTTCGCTTGATACAGCTACTGAAATAAAGGTAACTGCTGTTGAGAAAGAAACTAAACCTTGGTATGAATACGGTAAAAATAATAAGATAACTCAGGGTACGTTCGATAAAGTCGATTCTTACTACGACAACACAGCTCATGACGAGAAGTGGTGGAGTACTTGGAATTCAGAAGAAGATTTACCTGAAACGCAGACTGAGTCTTATATTGAAGAGCTTAACAACGATTGGTACAATCATGTAGAGTCTGGGTTAGATGCGTTTGAGTTAGCATACAACGAGATGAAATATCATGGTTGGTTAGAGAAAGATGATGACTTAGCTATAAGTAATTTCATTCTGTTAATTAAGCAAGAGCTTCAAACCGAAGGTACGAGCAACGAGAAAGAAGTGGAAGTTGTTAACAACAAAAGTATACTGGTATGTTAGAGAAACTATTAACACTATGCGCTGATACTGAGTATGTTAAAGAATTATACCAAGCGACTAAAAAGCTTGAAGAACGTAAGGGTGTCACTGTTGACACTAAAGAATTGAAAGTTATAATTGATAATATTGGGAAATTATGCCAAACAATCCGTTAGACGAGTTCGTAACCGAAAGGTTAGCAGTTCTTAATATAACTTCACGGTCACTATCATCCACGATGAGCGTACCTGAAGAATGCTTTCTAGGTTGTGCTAAACCTAAAGCTGAATTAATAAACAAGTTGAATGACTACCTCTCAGGGGGTGGTCATTACAATTTGTGGCATGAAATACATCTTAACTATACAGAAGGTAGAGCTATAAGTTCTATGGGTTTAGAGAGAGCGGCTGATAATGGAACGACTAGCCCATTTATACGGTTCTTTAAGAACTTTTATAAGTACTTACGAGAGAGAGATTGCTGTATTATAGAGCATGAATATAGGATTGAGAGCTTAAATTGTGACGATAACCAAATTGTATGGGTTGGAGAGGACGATGGAGACTCTCAGGAATGTTATTTCCAGTATGAGGAGAAGTGTAGGTTTGGTAATTTGAATTGTGGAGACCAAGGATACATAGATGTTGATAATAGCAATGACTATGTATATTCGGAAGACCAACAGGAGTATTATGAATGCTACCAAACTGCGGCAAATTGCTGTGTTAATCTAAGAGATTGTTGTGATTCTTATGTACATGACGATAGCGAGTGTTGTGAAGACAATAGAGATAACAATTATTTCGACAACACTTACATGCAGAAAGGTGATACGACTTTCTATAAGACATCAGGTAATGAATACACCTTTGGCGTTGAAGTAGAAACCTGTAATCAGAGTTACTTAGGTAACTATGGCTTGAATGTTAAGGCTGTATATGATGGTTCTACAGAAGGACCTGAATATGTGACTGGTGTTCTTAAAGGTGATAAAGGAGTTGGACAGTTACAGAAACTTTGTGCAGCGTTAGCTGAGGAAGGTGCTAAAACTGATAAGAAGTGTGGTGTACATATTCATATAGGAGGAGCTTCTAACAATAGAAGGTTATCTATTATGATTCTTAAACTATGTAGCCAGATTGAAGACGATGTATACTCTATACTTCCATCATCAAGAAAGAGTAATACTTACTGTAAGTTAATACCTGAATCTGTAGACCGTCTTAGTTTTCACAACTATAGAGACATCTTAGGAGAGATTACTATAGGTAATAAGATAGGTCAGACATACAATAAGAAAAGGTCTCACCCTGGTGGGCATTACAACTCTCAGAGATATACTTGGATTAATCTAACTAATTGTTCAGCGGCTTCAGGTCCTGACACGATTGAGTTTAGACCACATAGTGCAACAATTGAATTCGATAAGATATACAATTGGTTGCTTATATGTATGTCTATAGTTAGATTTGCAGAGAATAACCAGAGACGAATAATGAATGCCATGTATAGTAGGAGAGGTCCTGTAACTTTGAAAGAAGTTCTAACAGCCAGCCTTAAACCTAAATTCCATGAGCCTTTATGGGAATATTGTAAGAAGAGAGCTAATTACTTTGGCAACCCGCTGAAGAATAGCCGTATGAATTAGTATATAGGGTAGAGGAATTGAGTAAGCCTCTTTAAGACCGTGATTCAAGCCGATACTGGCGAACCACATGTGTGCCCTTATATATTATTAACTAAATAAAAACAAAATGACAGAGCCTAAGAAATTCTCTCAACTATACGCAGAGTGGTTACTAGATGAATGTGACCAACCTATAGATGAGATAGAGTGGCTATACAGTCACCTACCATTAAGCGAAAAATTAGAGCTTGACCTTGTATTTGAGGATAAGTTTAACAATTTAAATGATTCACCATCATGAATACAGAACAAGAGATACAGAACCTTATAGATGGAATGGTTAACAATGTAGAAAATGACGGTACAACTAAGTTGTCTGTATGTGACGAAAGAAACTGGGATAAAGACCTGTGGAATTATCGTCATCAAATCATGGATGCATTAAGAGGTAGAGGATATATAGTAAATTCATCTACCAACTATGGAGTATTAGATATAGTAGTAACTAAAAAACTAAACCTATCATGAGTACATCAGACTTTAACCTTTTAAGGATAGAAGCCTTGGAGAAAATGGTGAGAGAAACTAAAGAAGATTTAGCTCTCATACACGAGTATGCAAGAGACGTAACAAATAAGTACATTAATTTCAGCGGGGAATATATCCCAGATGAAGACAATGACCTTATACAAGAAATAATTAAACTTCGTAAAAAACTAGGAGATGATTAAAGAGAAATTTTTAGCTGATGGTGAGTTAGACTTTACCGTTAACAAATTAAAGATGGCGTACGAGCATGAAGAGGTAGCAACCAATTCAGCAACACCATTAACGTATTCAGATACACCATTCTATTGTACAGTAAACACTACTACAGGTGAGGCTTTAGGTCCTGTCCGTGGTAGATATACAGTAATGCAGAATGACGTGCTATTAGATAGTATACTAGATAAGCTTGAACCTGGTAGCTATGATTTAAATCGCTCAAGATGTGGACATTTTAATGGAGGGAAGAAAGTATTTTTCTTTATTAGACTGCTCAAGAATATATCTGTAAAATCAGGTACTATTGATGATGATGTTGATTTATATCTATATGCATTATCATCACATGATGGTAGTCAACGTCTTGTCTACGGAATAAGTACTATGATGCATAGTTGTTCTAATATGTTCGCTACACTAATGGCTGACAAGGACAATAACCACGTTGTTAAGCACACTAAGAGTATTGAAAAACAAAATGGTGGCTTCATAAACGAACTTATTCAACGTAATACAGATGGATTGTTTAATCTGTTCACTATCATGTCCAACAATCAACCTACAGAAGAGTTTGCAGCAAAGATTATGGACGTTGTAGCTAAGATTGAGGGTAAAAAGCGTGTTGTAAAGTCCGTTTTAGCTAAAAGAGAGCTATTAAGGGACTCTATAACTGATGAATACGAACGTAAAGGTCGTAGTTATTATGGATTGTTCAATGGTCTAACTCATTACCTTACACATAAGCATTATGAACACACTACTTGGAGTGCTGATTATGAATTACTGGTAGGAAATAGTGGAGCATATACAAAGAAAGCTTTACAGATGATTATTAAGGAAATGAAAGCTACGGGAGTTAGTATGAACTAATGAATGAGCTTATTATACAGTTTTTAAAGATAAGTTTTGATAAAGCTAGTGCGTTGACTATTGTTGACGTGCTAGTTTTACATTTTCATAAGAATTTTAGGAATGAAATGTATCATAAAGGGCTTATAGATAAGTACGGTTTAAAGGATGTTAATATATCTAACTCATATACAGAGTTAAGAAAGCAGAATTACCTAACATTTAACGAGAATACTAAGGTTGTTAAAGTAACAGCTAAAGGTTCTAAGTTATTTAATGGTAATGTATCTAAAAAGATTGCTTTCCATATACTTAAAGATGTTAGAGCTACATGGTTTGAAAAACTATGGAAGTTATATCCGATAAAAATAGGTAAGAAGGTCAGTAAAGAGATATTCTTGTCTATAAATCTAACAGAGGAAATGTTCACGTCTATACTGAGTAGTTTGGAAAAACAAATAAAGTATAAGACACACATGGACTATAAAGATGAATTTCATCCACAATTTAAACACCTTGAGAGGTGGATTAAAAATGAGGAGTGGGATAATGAAGTTCCTGACGTAATTGATAAGAAAATGATAATACTAGGAAGAAAATGATAAGAGAAGATGTAGAAAAGGCAGTGTTGTCTAAGCTTTTAAATAAAAAAGACCTGTATTATGACCATTTCAGTGCATTAAACAACGATTTATTCGTGACACCTAACAATAAGGCTATATTTTCAGCGATGGAAGGGTTTTATCAGCAGGGGAAGTCAATAGATATGCTGTCACTGGATAGAGAGCTAAAAGAAATGGGATACAAGGACGCTATGTTTTATATAGCATCTTTATATTCTGATGACTTTTATTCTTATGATTTTGTTAACTGCATAACCGAACTAACGTCCGACAACAAGACCATAAACTTAGAGAAAGTATTAGAGCGTCTAAGACAGGTAGTTGTTAGAAAGGAAGGAAGTGTAGAAGGGGCTATCGATATAGCTGTAGAGGAGTTAACAAAGATAAACGATACCAATTCCGATGATATGCCTGACATAGTCAAGCAGCTTAAAGGTTTCGTTGAAGAGGTTGAGCTTAATTCAACCAAGGAAGGGCTTACAGGTATAACAAGTGGCTTTGATGAGATAGATATGCATACTGGTGGATGGAAAGAGCAAGACCTTATAATTGTAGGTGGTGCGTCATCTATGGGTAAGACAAGTTTAGCTTTAGCCTTAGCATACAATGCATCAAGAGCTGATGTGCCTTCGGTTATATTCTCGTATGAAATGTCTGTAAACCAATTGATAACAAGATTGGTTGCATCTGATTCATATATAGAAAACAAGACACTGTCTTCTGGTGAGTTAGCTGAAGGTGATTGGCATGTTATGCATAAAACTGTAGGAGCTTTAGAAAAGATGCCCCTATATATAGACGAGTGCAGCAACACCAGCCTTCAGTATTTACTTAACAGAATAAGGCGGTATGTATTAAGTAAGGGCGTGAAGCTTGTGATGATAGACTACCTTCAGTTGGTTAGTAATAACACTAAAGGTAGGAGTCGTGAGCAAGAAGTTTCAGCTATAGCTAGAGGTTTAAAAAACATAGCTAAGGAACTTAATATATGTGTGATGGCTCTATCTCAATTGAGTAGAGGTGTAGAGAAAAGACCTGGTTGCAGACCATCGTTAGGTGATTTGCGTGAGTCAGGTGAGATTGAACAGGCGGCTGATACCGTCATGCTCGTGTATAGACCAGAGTATTACGGGTTTGAAGTTGATGAGAATGGAGGTGACGTTAGAGGTCTTGCAGAAATCATATTTGCTAAGGGTAGAAACGTAGGAATAGGTAACATATTCTTGTTTTTCAACAATAAATTCACTAAATTTGAACAACGAAAAAGCTTACAAAACTATATAAAGCATTGAGAAACTTTAAAGAAATAAGTAAGGCTGTCTCTGAGAGAACGAACATCCCTGCCTACAAGATATTGAAAGTTGTTTCATTAACCTTTGCAGAAATACAGAATCTGATAGGTAAGAAACAAAATATATTATTGAGAGGGTTTATGAAGTTTGTAACCTCAAAGAGAGAGCATTACAAAAAGCCAGACAAGTTAAAAGTTGAACAGATAATTAAACTACCAACAAAGAAATGAAACCAAACATTATAGTAGTGGGAAAGAGTGGCTCAGGTAAGTCATCGTCCTTGCGTAACCTTAACGCAGAAAGAACAGCTGTATTAAATACAGAGAGAAAGCAATTACCGTTCAGAGGAGCTAAAAACTTCAAGAACATGCCTATCCCTGACCTTAATACATTCAATACAGCGTTTAAAAAGGCAGTTGAATCTCCAGACATTGATACTATCGTAATAGAATCATTCACTTCTCTTATCGAAATGATATACAGAGAGGCTGACGTGAGATTTAAAGGCTTTGACGTATGGTCTTTTTATAATAAGGAGATAGACCGTATCCTAAACATGAGTAAGAATACAGAAAAGTATATAATATACTTAGCTATAGACGGAGCTTATGATGGAGAAGATGGTGTACAAGAAAGATTTGTAGCTGTTGACGGTAACAGATGGAAGAAGAGAGTAGAGAAGGAGTTTGTTCTTTGTCTATTCACTGATAACCATTATTCAAATGAAGAGGGAGGCACTAAGCATAGGTTTAGAACTCAATCTCAGGGTAAAGATTCAGCGAAAAGTCCAATGGAAATGTTCGATGAACTATATATAGACAATGACCTTGCACAGGTGATAGAAAAGTGTGAAGAGTATTACAATTAATCATTAAAACCAAAAACATGTTTAAAAACTTAGAAACAGTAGACGCAACATCAACTCAGTACATCAAAGCTGGTGTACACCAAGTTAAAATTACAAAGATTGAGTCTTCACGGGCCAGCAATCCAAATGCTAACACGCCATACATTGACTTCCACATGGAAACAACAGGTGGAGCGTTAGGTAAGGCCCGTCTTTTCGGAGATAGAGAAGGTCAAACCCCTGAAGCTGCAAACTTTAAAGCTAAAATGCTTAAGAGATTGTTAATGGCTGCTGGTGTTACAGACTTTAAAGACTATGCAGTAGCTTGTAAGCAAACAGTTGGTAAGAGTATAACTGCAGTCTTTGCTACAAGAGAGTATTGGACTAACGATAAGGAAGGAAATCCTGTAATCAAAAGTATAGCAGACTACAAATTCCCTGCTAAAGCTGGCGAAGAGGTTACCTTTGAGGAGTCTTGGAATAAGACACTAAGCCCTGAAGATTTACGTTCGTTTAACGATGCTAAAGAGATGGCTGGTCAGTCTACAGCTACAGCTGTGGTTGATGACATGCCTTTCTAAAAACTAAATTATGCAGCGAGTTGGGGGACTAGCAACTCGCTGCTATATTTACTAAAAAAGAAAAGATGAAAGGAATATTCATACCAGGGAACGTACCCTCAAGCAAGAATAGTAAACAGTGGACAGGTAAAATGCTGATACACAGTAAGGTTACTAGAAACTACATTAAGGATACAAAGCAACTCTATATACAATCTAAAGAAGAGTTCGATACTATGCTGTTTGACGCAGCGGGAATCGAACTTCCTTTACCCATACATATAGACATGTATTTTGTTCGTAGTAGTAGAAGAAAGTTTGATTATATAAATCCTGCCCAAACAATACAAGACCTTATGGTTAAGTGGGGTTGGATTGAAGATGATAACTGCGACATCATTGTACCACACTTCAGTGGCTACCACGTTGATAAAGAAAATCCAGGAGTATACATTAAAGTACTAAGCAATGGCGACAAATAAGAAACAACAAAGAGTAAGAGAGTTTAACGCTGAAGTTACTAGCGTATATACACAGTGGTTAAATGCATTAGACCATAAGTCAGCAACAGCTGAGGCGTTATCTCTATACAAAGAGTTACCTGAAGCAAGAAGGACAGCTATAGCTCAGGAGATTATAGATGTTGTAGCCATGAGACGGATGCAACAAGACACTAAAGTCGAAGTTATAAATATAGATGATGAGCAAAACTAAAGCAACACATGCAACGAGATTGATAGCATACCTAGAAGAATATGGTAGCATCACATCGTTCGACGCATTCAAGGAGCTAGGTAACACTAGATTAGCCGCTACTATCTTTATCCTTAAAGACCAAGGATATAAGTTTGACACGGAAAACATAAGCGTTCCAACAAGATGGAATGATTCAGCAACAGTAGCAAAATATACAATCAATGCGGGAAGTTAAGAAGTTAGAAGATACATATATAGTAAATGACGATACATACTTTGCAGACAACATGTATGTAACCAACAGTATGCTTAAACAGTTAATGACTGGTAGCACGATGAGGTTAGACCATTACTTAAATATGGAACATAAAGAAACAGAGTCTCTTATAGTAGGTAGTGCATTCCACTGCTACATATTAGAGCCTGAAGAGTTTGAATCTAGATATGTATTCGCACCCAAGTTCGATAAGAGAACTAAGGTTGGTAAGGCTATGTATGCGGAGTTTGAAGAAACTCTTGACGGTAGAAAGCCTGTCCCTGGACACTATGAGTTTGCTTTTGAGCGTATGCATGAGAATATATACAGCAACATTAACGCAGCTCACCTAATGAATGAAGCAAAGGGTAGAGAAACTATACACTTCTGGGAAGATGTTGAGACTGGACTTAAATGTAAAGGTAAGGTAGATGCAGAGGGTGAAGATTACTTAGTAGACTTAAAGACTACAAGTAAGGGAGCTGACCATGAGAGCTTTAACAAGTTTGTTAATGACTATAAGATAACACAGCAAGCAGCCTTCTACCTTAATGGTACTAAGAAGAAAGACTTCTACTTTATTATGGTTGAACTTAAAGCCCCGTTCGGAGTAGGTATATACAAGATGAGCGAGCAGGCTATTGAGTTTGGTAACAAACAAGTAGAGTCTACTATAAAGATATACAAAGAGTACATCAGCAACGAGCTGGTTACAGACCTTAACGGAGGTAACATAGTAATTGTTTAATGGAGAATGTCTTTGTATACGGAACATTAAGAAGTGGCTTTCACAATCACTTTATAATGAAGAGAATGATGAATCTTGGGAAGGGATTGACTAAAGAGAAGTATGCCATGTATGGAGATGGTATACCTTTCTTAGTCGAGACCGAACCTGTAGTTAATATAACTGGAGAACTATATATGGTTGACCAGACTACGTTTGAAATACTTGATATACTAGAGGGTCACCCTAAATGGTATAAAAGAAAACAAGTGGACATAGTCGTGGATGGGCTTGAACATAAGGCTTGGGTTTATTTTAACGATAAGCAAGGGAAATTAATTAAAACAGGAAATTATGCAGACTACCAAAGAAGGGTCTAAGTACTATACCAACAGTAAGATAAAAGCTAAGATAGATAAGTTACTACATAAGAACTCTATAGTACAATCTAACCTGGGAAGAGAATCTACTCAAGAAGATAAAGACTTAGCTGACATTAAGATAAAAGAAATAGCACACGATATACATAGTATATGTCCGACATTTGCTAAGGAAACTTTTATAGAAATAGAATTTAACGAAGTGTTATGATAAGTTTCGAAGAGAGAGTAAGGATAGATTCAGAGAAGTTGTTTCATAAAAAGAAGAGAGACTCAGAAGATTTGTTTAACAACAAACGATACGTTCCTCTTTGCGTAAGCTTAGTGTCAAAGTTAATGGGTGTTAGTTTAAGCGAAATGAAAAGCTCTAGAGTTAGAGATAAGACATTAGCAAGACACCTATTGCACTATGCATTAAGAAGCAAGACAACATTAACTCTGGAAGACATAGGTAAGATAACCAACAAAGACCATTCAACAGTAATCCATAGTGTACGATATATAAAAGATGCGTCTGAAAATGACATATACATTTCGTCTCTAAAGGATTGCATAGACAATGAGAAGGTGGATGATATATTTAAAGCTAGGTATGCCTTCACAAAGGCTAGTATAGTAAATAAATCTGTACCTGTTAGAGTTGAGGAGATACTTAGAATTGTGTTAAAGAATGTAGATTTGTGGGCTAAGAAATGAAGATGCCTATATACTTTAATTCTTTAACCTATGAGGTTAGACAGTACGGTAAGCGTAAGAATGAGATAGTTCTTACGGATAAAGTATCAGTCAAGACTAGTAGAGAGGTGTGCTTAGGCAACACCTTAGAGATGCTTAACGATACAGAGTTCAACAGCTACCTAGTGGAAGGATTAAAGATTAGGAATGGTAAGTCATTAGGTTGTGAGATTAAGATAACCAATGTTGAACCTATATCTCAATGCGGATATACAACAAACAGATTTAAAGACAAACACAATGCCGAAAGCTAAACCAATACAAAAAGATACTACAGTAAAGAATGTAACTAAGAGTGCGTTCCAATTAATGATGGGTGACAGCAGGAAAGGTGTAGTATCACATTCAAATAAAACATCCCCCAGAAACTTCCGTCAACAAGGTGCTACCTTAAATGGTAGACAGTACGGACAGTAATTAAGAGAGCAAGCTACTTGAACGCTGCAAACTAAAGTCCTAGCTACTAAACTGCTTGAGTGAACGGAGCTAGGCAACCCCAAGGATTGTCACAGTTGGAGCTGTGAGCCTCTATCGA